CTTGGCGCCGACATCTTTTTCTATTCTTTTGAATGCACCAATGATATCTGGATCAATGCCGTGAAGTGTGACGGGATTAGAAGGATCGGTTTTGAGATTAACTCCCTCAACTTCTTGTGCAGTTAATGGCCTTACTTTTGGTAAAGGCATATTAGGCAAATCAGAACGACTGTTAGGATTTCTTTTTGGACCAGATGCTGGCTTATCTGAAAGACTTATTTTTGTCGTTTCTTCATTTTTAGACACAGACACAGTAGAACCATATTCATCTCCTTCAGTATAGTCTATCTGTTCACCTGCTCCCATAGGAACTGATGTAACGTCTAGTCTTTTAATGTCAGATTCTTTTTGTTGTGAAACTAATGTGGGAGCAGATTTCTTTTGATTCGTTTGCCCAGCGGTGCCTGATATATTCGAAGCAGCTTCTTTTACCTTGCGTTCGTCATCTTTTCTTTCATCTTCAACTGTATAAGGCTTACTCTTATCGCCTTGATCTACATTTGATGTCTGTTCATATTGTGACACATTCGCAGCTTTTGTTTGTCCTCTATCACTCACTCCGATATTAACAATAGACATCAAAGTGTCATATACATTGTCCATAACTGTTGATAGTGTAGTCTCTACCGTAACGAACATCTTCTTTAACATTTTGAAAATGTTTTCGCCGAATCCTGCAATCAATACAGATGCAGCAACAACAATGCCAGCAATCATGCCTCCCATGTCACCATCATCATTCTGTTCTTTGGTTACAGCAAGTTCTTCTGGGTTTGTTTCCATTTTTGGCTGCAACTTAACAGCATCTATTTTCTTTGTTATAGAAAATATTCCAACGGCAGACAGAATAGCAACACCCAAATCATGCGTAAGCGCACTAATGCGGTTCTCTTCAGTGAGAACTTTAGTTACGACCTCTACTTCTTCTTTAGGCTTTTTGGATTTAGACCAAAAAGAGTTGATGGTTACATTCGGTATCATTAGCCCATACCGACGCCCATAGCAGGCTCATTTGCATTGAAGAATACTGAGACACGATCTTCATACGATGTTGAAGCAAATGGAGAAGGAATACCGTATTGCTGTGATTGGTTCAACTTAACACCTCTCATAGGCATTGTACTTCTCATTGATCCTGAACTGGATTCCATAGTTTTAGAAGAATAAGGTGGTGAAGATCCCTTTTCAGATTTATCTGGTCGAACATTTCTATCTGTTCCTTCATCATGTACGATAGAAGATTTCGCTTGTTCGAATGACATACCAGAAGCATCTGGATGCTTTCTAAAGAAGTTCCAGGTGTTCTGTAGTTTGTGATTCTTCTGATTATGTTCGTATAACCATTTAGCTGCTTTGTCTTGTGTAGTCTTATCAAAAGTATCATTAGGAGAAATGATACCATTGTCCATAATAGTTTGTAGTGTAGCACTGTTTATAGAATATGCACCTAATCCACTATCAGCGCCATGTGGCAACTTACCTCTAGAGTTAGGTATCAAAACGTTTTTTTGGAAATCGAATACTTCTGATACTTTTAGTTGAGTTAACTTCTTACCTGGGAACATATCTTGGATTTTACCAAACTTTCCATATCCCAATACAATATCATATGACGAATCGGCGATTTCTGTCTGTCCACCGCCGCCACCGACTGTATTTTTTTTGTCGCCAGCAGTTGCAGGATTGAATCCTCCAGCAGTTGCAATGTTGCCAGCAGTTACTGGTGTTGTACCTGTGATTAGACCAGCAGCTATTTTTGCTTGGTTCAATGCATCAGAAGCCACATCAGATGCTACATCAACTACTGTCTTTTCGCCAGTGATGATCTGCCAAATCTTTGTTGCAAGATACTCACCTACACTAGCACCACCAAAGCCTCCGATAAGTCCACCCACCACGCTGCCTACTGCGGCACCAACTAGATTGCCCACACCTGGTATGACAGTACCCAAAGCACCAAAGAGCGCGCCACCTGCCGCTGCACCACCAGCGGCACCTAACTCTGCTCCAATGAATGCACCTAATGCTCTTACAAAGGCCTTTTCGACTTCATTCCATGATCCTATGCCAATACCAACTTTTAACAAAGCAATCAATGGATCTAAGAACATCAGAAACTTAGCATACTTTGCTATTCCCTGAAGTATTCCTCTAATAGGGACAAGATAGCTGAGTGCCTTTGCCGCTTTACTTGACATTTTCATTGCGCCACGACCTGCACCTTTTGCAAGCATTTTACCTAATGAGTCCGCTTCTCTGGTAACAACTTCATCTTGTGCCATCGCGATTGGTTTGCCAGACTCATAAGCTTGTTTATTTGAAAACATATTCTTGAAAGATTCGTTGAACTTTTTAGGATCTTTCGATACTACGTATTTTAGCAATGCTCTTTGTGCAGACTTCAATGATTGTTTTGTGCCTTGCCCGAACTCACCGCGACTTTGCTTATAAAATGAGTCAAACATGCTGCGAAGATACTCCTCTTCTTCACCAACTTGTGATATCTTAGTTACACTGCCTTCAAAAGGCTGCAACTTTGCTAACAGTGTACTTCCTGTTCTGGAAGCCCATTGAGACAAGCCCTCTAAAGATCGTGTCAGAGTTTTAGATGCAACTAGTAATCCAGCAGCTAATCTTTGTGTACCATCCCATGTCCATTTTGCGAACTTGTTATACCAATCAAGTATCGTCGGCATCAAAGCAACGGTTAGAAATGGAAGAATAGAACCGCCAGACTTATCGTTTAGCCCTTTGGCTTTGGCTAGCCATGGATAAGAATCTTTAGTAGAATATTTTAGAGTTTCTTCCTGGCTCGATATCTCTTGCTCTGCTATGCGATCACGTTCTAATGTGAGGTGATCGCTCAAAACTTTCTTGATGCCGAGCATATGGTTGTCTAGTCGTGACAACTTGTTATCAATAAGCGTAAGTCTAGAAACGATCAACGCCATAGTGTTGCGTTGCATCGCTTGTTCAACATCACGTGGATCTGGCTTTTGATTTCTGCCGAACCAGAATCCTTTTGTCAAAAGAGATTCTTGTTTTGAGATGTTTCGATTTACATCATCAAAGTTTTCTGAAGCAGAGGTGCTAGTTGAGCCAGCATATGTGCCCGATGATGTTTCTTTTTCTACCGATTCTGTGTTATCTGCTTTATCGTCTTTGTTTTTACCAAAGATCGACCGAACGGTTTTTCCAATCTCACCTATCTCTTCAGCACCAATCAACTTGTTAATGATGCCACCGCCTCTTTTAGCAGCGACACCAGCTTCTGCTGCTTCGCCTGCAATAGCGCCACCTTCAGCGGCCATGGCGCCACCTTCTGCTGCAATAGCACCACCTTCTGCTGCAATCCCACCAACTTCAGCGGCACCAGCAATCATCTCGCCAGCTTCGATAGCACCTATGATTAGAGGAATCATTCTTACTCGCTTTCTTTACTGACTGTTCTTTTCGGCTTCTATTTCCTCTTTGATCATATTAACGTAGATATCACGCTCAAAGGGTATTAGATTTTCTATTTCATCAATAGTGTAATTATGATATTTTTTCATAGAAAATATCAAAGAATAGTAACCACCCAGATCATTGTGCATCAAACCAAGGTAAAAAAATCATCTAGCGAAGACAGTTCGATTTCTCGTTCTGTTCCCATGCTGTTTGTATATTCGATCTTGTAATATAACTTAGGCATAGTATCAAAGAACTTCTGAATATCGGTAAAGGCAGACACACTTAAAGATTCCACAAATGTCTGTAGTTCTTCTGGCGTTTCATCTTTCGCTGGATAAACGTTCTCGGCATCATAGACGTAATCAATACATGAAGATATCATGAACAATGCAGCATCTTCTTCCGCGATGTCAAGTTCTTCCATTTTGAGAATCATAGTTGCAGTTGGATACTTTAGAACAACTCCAACTTCTTTGTCTACTTTGATCTTGTTCTTGTGTTCTGGTGTATGAACGATTTCGATTTGATCTAGTGGAACTTCGAAGTCATAATGCTTTTGGTCTTCATGATCCATATATCTCAGCTTCACCATGTTGTCCACAGACTTGGCTCTGATTTTGATGAAAAGATATTCTAGATCGAATGTGGTAAGATGATCGACATCAACCGAAGAGCCGTCAGATAACACCACACAGTTGTTGATGATCTGCTTCAGCGCGTTGACGATTTCTTTCTTTGTTCCGCCTGCTTGTGCCATGAGAAGAATCTTCTCTTCTTTGACAAGAAACGGGCGAAACTTGGCATTCTTGTTTGTTGAAGGAATAGTCACATCAAACAAAGGCACTTTGAGTTTTGGTAAAGCCATAATAATCTCCTTGTATTACGTTAGATAAAAATCAGTATAACCTATAGTCATGTCTACTTTGACGTATTGATCTGTTGCACTCCACGATAAATCGATAGGTGACATTGATCTAAGAAAACATTGATTGAAGTTGTATGTAATCAACTCCTTGGCCTTGGCAGTATAAACAATAACTTTTGTTGTAAAAACAATATCATCTTTATACGCAACCTCATAAGGAGATGCTGTCTTTGCGAATTTTCCGCCAGCAACACTTATATTCAGATTGTTGCTGGCCATATTATATGATTTCTTATTCGTTGTGTTAAATGGTGTGGTCCCTGAAAGTGTGTTAACAAGATCAGCGATACCTATCACCCGACTTTCTGGAGCAATGATAGTCACACGTAATGGCTGAAACACTGGGCGATACGGAACATCTTCTAATGGACCATATCCAAAACGTCTGATCTTTTCGGTGTCTAGAGAAACATCTGGAAGTTCAACTCTTTCTGCCAAGAACTTGTACACCTCATCGTCTAATCTAGAACCAGTAAAAACGACTCTATATAAAGTCGATCTTAAAGTTCCTCCTGCGCCAGATAGCTTTGCTTTGAACCTTTCGATAGAAAACTCTTGAGGATCCACAGGCGGTGGCGGTGGCAATGTGCGGCCACTTACCACAATTTCCGGACCTTGGGGCGAGTCTGGACCTGTTGGTGTATTAGTAGGTGGATTAGATGGCATTATCTTGAACCTCTATTGATAATCTGCTTAGAATCTTTCCAGACTTGATCTTTGCTTGCTTTCGCGAAGTTCTCAACAGGTAGAAACAATGCGATGTCCCATTCTGCTGGAACAATATAGATAAACTTCGATCTTAGATGACCTGTTAGATACTGCTTGATGCAAGGCTTGATGTACTTATTCGTAGCCGCAGCATTCAATATGTTATAACTGATATTCAACTTAGCGTTATCACTCAGATTTGGATCATTGACATATGTGTAAAGCATGTCCATCAACTTCGCACGAAGCACTGGTGGTAGATAGTGTAGATTGATGCCGAGAAAGCCGTCTGGAGTCTTTTTCAGTGGGAAGATCAATGGGAATCTATCGTAGTAGGGCAAAGTCTTTTTGTACTTTGGATCGTACTGGAACATATACATTCGACCAACCTGTATCTGATTCGTCAGTGCTGTTTTGTTCGCTAGAAGTCGCGTTTCGGTAATACTGGAAAGCTTCTTGGCGGTGTTTCGAAACCAGTTACGTGCCTCTGTTGTTCGCCCAGGAACTTGCCCCTGTCGAATGCCTTGTGCTAATGTCTGATCGAATAAACCTATTGCGATGTCGAATATCCTAAAACTATAAATAATAATGTAGATCGCGGTGACCGCCAAGAAACCCATCTACTCTAACGCTTACAAGGAGCATCAGCTATGTCTATTTATACATCTGATATGGAATGTCGAATATGTTTTCGAGATTTCAAGTCTACTTTATCTATCGCTAGACTAAATAAAACAGGCGCAGAACAATGTATTAATAATATAACAACAGGAAAAGCTGGATACGTATCCATGTCAAAAGGTAAGTTCACTCCCAAAAATCCAAGTAAGTATATGGGAGATCCCACAAACATAATATACAGAAGTTCTTGGGAACTACACTTCTTTATGTATTGTGACAAGCATCCAGAGATATCAGGATGGGCATCAGAAGAAATGACAATACCTTATGTCTCTCCTATAGATGGCAGATATCACCGATACTTTCCAGACGTACTAATAAAGAAAAAAGACGGCAAAGTTATATTGGTTGAAATCAAACCATATGCGCAAACACAGGAACCAAAAAGACCTAAAACACAAACAAAGCGATACATTGAAGAAGTAAAGACGTATGTTGTTAACCAAGCCAAATGGAAAGCAGCGAAAGAACATGCGGATGACAAGGGCTGGGAGTTTGTTGTGATGACGGAAAGAGAACTTTACTCAAAATAGAGAAGATGAACTTGCCTTTCATTTTTTCTCTATAAATAGTTTGTGCATCGTATTTATAGGGAACGAAATGGCCGATACATCAAACTATCAATCACTTGCAAACATTGCGGCAGTTCCACAAGGTCTTGTTCCAAGTGCAGGTAATGGCATCAGCCCAGGCGGTGTTCCTAGTACAACTCAGTATTCGATGGCGGCTGCTGGTGTTGTTATGACTAGTGTCAGTAATCTATCTTCTCCTATTTCAGATGCGGCTTTATCTGGAAGTGCTACATTCAACCCATCTGCAAACGCATTAGATAAGGGCGACAATAGCAAATCTAATCCTGCACAAAAAACAGCAACTACACAAAAAGCTACTTCTGGTACTTATGCGATTTCTTATCCTAAAGAGTTGCCAAAATATTATATGGTATTGAGTGTGTCGAAATACGTAAGATCGAAACCGACATCAAACACCACACTAGACGTTCTTTATACTATTGCTTTGCCTCTTCCTGATGGTGAAGGACTAACAGACAATACAAGTACACAATGGAATGATAGTTCTTTGGGTCATTGGGGTAATGCTCTAGAGAACTCAAACGCAATACAAAGTGTTTTAAGGAACTTTCTTGGCAACAGCCAGGGCAGCAAGGCCGCGGCTCCAGATAATAACTCAGCAAACACCATGATATCCGATTTAGGAGGTGATGCTCTATTATACATCGCAGATAGTTTTGCTAAAAATGCTTCTGCTGAAATGGCTGGCACAATAGAATCTCAAACTGGTCTGGCACCAAACCCAGCACTTGCTATGACGTTCAAGCAAGTTGACTTCAGAAGATTTCAGTTCTCTTGGCTATTGTCTGCTAGAAATAAAGAAGAAACAGATATTATCAAAAATATTGTTGTTGCCCTAAAACAAGCACAGTTGCCGAACTTCACTAAAGGGTCAAGTCTGATCTTTCAGTATCCAAATATCGTTCAGCCTGCCTTTTTTCCTAAAAATGCACAGGACTATATGACAGACTTCAAGCCTTGTGTTATCACTGCGGTTAATGTTAGATATTCGCCTGCCTCCAAATCACCTTCATTTTATAGCACTACAGGCGCACCGGTGTTTGTGGAGTTGTCTATCGCATTAGAAGAAATGCAGATCAGATTGCCAGGCGATTACCAGCTGGTAAACCAGTCTAAAACAAGTCCAGTACCAGCTAAAGCAAGTCAAGGTGCGAAGACAGGGCTTGAAATACTAGGCATACCAGCAGGAGGCGCTACGCCACCAACATCGGGCAATAAAAACACAAAACCAACAGATTCTGGCGCAGCAGCGGCGCAAACTCCTGGCGCGCCGCCAATACAAACTGTAGAAACTGAAAATATTACAGGCTCCGACTAATATGACACAATACTTTAAGAAGTTTCCCGTAATCAACTACAATGGTAGCCCAGCTATCAACTTGATGTCGCGTGTCAACATGTCCAAGCTAGCCTTAGACAACCTACAGTCATATTATGATTATACCATTCCAGACAACACAAGACCAGACAATCTATCTTATGACTACTATGGCAATCCAGATTATGTATGGCTAATCTCTTTAGCAAATCAGATCACAGATCCATATTATGACTTTCCTCTCACTGATACAAACTTAAATCAGTTTATCATTCAAAAATATGGTTCGGTCAGCTTCGCGCAAAGTTACATTCAATACTTTCAGACAAACTGGGCAACAGATAGTTCTATCATATCACCCACAGAGTTTAACTTGTTGCCTACAAGTTTTCAGAAATACTGGTCACCAAACTTAGATTATAACAACAACATCTACGAGTATGTGCGCAAACAGGAAGATTGGATTGTATCAACAAACATGATCCAACAGCTTCAGTTTTCTTATTCAAATGAAATAACCACAGAAGGTGGATTGGTCATTGACACAGAGAGTGGATATGACATGACAGGACCAGAAGGTGTTAACACTATTTCATTCAACGTGGGTGAGACTGTTCAGCAGAATGGTTACACAATAGGTACCGTTGTATATGCCAATACTTCAGAGATGACAATCCAGCACATCTCTGGTCAAGTAGTGAGTAACACTTCTATCTATGGTGCAACAACTGGACCAATCACAGGGTTCTACTCAAACGCATCTGCAACTGTTTCTTCAGTTACAACAGTTGCAACAAATATTCCAACAAATGAATGGTATTACTGGACACCAGTAACCGCATATGATGTTGAGACGTCAAAGAATACTCAAAACAAGAACATCAGCCTTCTAGATAATAGCTATGCAATCCAAGCCACGCAACAACTTAAAGACCTATTGCTGACATAATGACACAACAATATACCAAACCAGATTCGGTACAAATCAATAAAGTCATGCTCTCATCGGTGAGTGGGAGCAAGCAATCTATTGATGTCACACAGTATGTTGTTTCCATTGATATCTATGAAGACATGATGTTTCCATGTATGCGCGCTGATATTCTCTTCATCGATTCGGTGGACATCGTTACATCTTATCCGATCATTGGTGAAGAACTCATTGAAGTATCATTTCAAAACCCTGGAGTTGATACAATATTCGACCACACCTTTCAAGTTGTAAGACAAGGTGGTCATATGTTCAATCAGACAGGTACTTCAAGAACGTATGCTGTTCATTGTATTAGCCCAGAGTTTGTCACAAACACTTCACAATATATTAGTGAAAAGCAAACGGGCACGATTGATTCTATTATCGATAATATTCTGAAGAAACATCTGAATACCAAAAAGAAGTTCACCACAGAGCCTACTAAGGGTTCTCAGACAAATCTAATCAGCCGACTAAGGCCATTCCAAGCGATTGACTTTCACAGAAAGCGTGCAGTCTCACAGCAGTACGCTTCGTCTTCATATTGTTTTTTTGAAAATCAAGATGGGTTCAATCTATTGTCCATGGAATATTGTTTAGATCGTGGTCAAAACAACATTAGAGCATCGTTCATCTATGACAAGACACAGACCACAGATTCGTTAAAGAACAACTATCGCAGTCTTCTGGATATTCAGCAAGTGACATTGGTAGACAATACCAAGAAGCACACTCAAGGTTCATTGAATAACACAGTTCGCAGGTTTGATTTACTTACAGGTAAAGTGCAGACAACAAACTATGTAAATATTCAGCAACAAAACAAGTTCAAATATGCTTCCAAAAAGCCTATTGCATTAAACACTTCTACATATGAACAGAAGTATGGTAACACGGCTGCGACCACATTACTTGTACCACATAGCAGTGAATATGCAGAAAACTATATTGATACATCAATAGGCCCAAAGCATTCATTTGTTACCAAAATGGGGCAGAATATATATCAGATGTATATTAATGGTGATGTAACGATCAGGGCAGGCGATGTTATCACCGTGAATGTACCAAACGTAACTGGTGACACTTCACCGACTTCTGACAATAGACTGTACGCTGGCAACTATCTTGTCAAAAGTTTAAGACACATTATATTGAATACACCATTATCTGGGCAATCGTATACGATGTCCATGGAACTGATTAAGGGCTTCTATGAGGATTATGCATAATGACTACAACTAGAATGGGTGAAAATGGGATTCGCTGGTGGCATGGTGTCGTTGAAGATATCAACGATCCAAAGCAACTTGGGCGCGTTCGTGTTCGTATTACCAATGAGCATGATGATCCCAAGATCAAAACAGCAGACTTGCTTTGGGCTACTCCTATTCAGTCTCCCACTTCAGCGGCGAATGCTGGTGTCGGCCAAGCACCTGTTGGTATGGTCAATGGAACGCATGTGTTTGGTTTTCATCTAGACGGCAATGAAAAGCAATTGCCGATGATCTGGGGCACTTATGCAAAGCTACCAAACGGCACACAGAATAGCAATGACGTACCAGCATTAGCGCGAGGCACAAATACGATTGCATCACAGCCATTCATGAATGAGCCAGCGTCAGCATATGGTGCAAAATATCCTTACAATCAAGTCACAGTAACACGATCTGGTCACGTGATCGAATATGACGATACTCCTGGGCATGAGAGAATCCGAATCTTCCACAAGTCAGGGACATACACTGAAATCAATAACTCGGGGCAAAGTGTGTCCAAGATTGTTGATGATGGCTGGGAAATAATCATTAAAAACAAACACGTTCAAGTGGGCGGAAACACAACAGTAATCGTCACAGGAAATTGCGATCTAGTTGCAAGCGCAATTACGATGACTTCCGATACAGATATATCCATGTATGCTCCAGGTGGTCTCCATGTGCTTGGATCGGGTATTACTACTAGTGGTGCAATCATGTCTGATACTGGAGTCTCGGGATCGTTTACAACACCAACTGGTGATACAGTATACGTTTCTGGTGGTTCTGTTACGGCAATAGCATAGAGGTTATACAATGACATCAACACCACCAACATCAGGTATTGCAGGAAACGGACCAGGGCTATTTGGATTCACTGCACCCACTGGTTCTGATACTACGCCATTAAGCCCTTGTAGTATTAATCCACCTGAAATACAGATCATCAAAGCAAAGCAGCGTACCGCGAAGAACGTTGCTGGTAAATCTCGGGCAGTCTCTGACGATGACATACAAATCGCAACAAAGCAGATCAATCAATTAGTCAACCAGATTAAGTATACCACAAACTGTGATAATCTACAGAAGGTTGTCAATCGAAATCTTAATACGATCAAGTCACAAGTTGCACATGCAGCCAAACAAGAACTTGCTATTGTTGAAAAGTATTTGCCTGTTGTGCATTTACCATCGCCTGATCCTACCTCTATTGTCAAGTGGCTTGGTAAACTTGTATTAGGTCCTATCTTTCCTCAAGTAGAAGCGCAGATCAAATATGTGGTCGAACTGGCACAACTTGCTGTTGCTGTCACAAAGCTTGTTGGTGTTATCGAGCAAGTTGCGCCGCGACTCGAGGCTTGTGTTATTTCTGAATTGAGCGAAATACAAAGTGAAATAAACTGCCTAAAGAATCTAGCCATAAATACCATTACTGCTCCTATTACTGCTGTTAAGAATGCAGTCATGACCACAGTAACTCAATTGCAGCATGAAGCAGTATCACAAGTCACTGGTGCATTAGGTCCGAATAATCCTATAACAAATAACATTGTAAGCAGAATTAATGGTGTTGCGAACTCTGTCGATTTCACCACAGCAACTGCTGCACAAAGTATCGTTAACGACATTTCAAACACAGTTAATGGCGCTGTGCAGCCCGCGCTTGATCGTGTTTCTCAGATGCAACAGCAAATCATTAATGTCATGGGACCATCTGGTAGTCAGGGTTATCCAATCTATGACACATCAAGCCCACAAAACTTTTTGAGTAGTGCTGATCAAATTGGAACTTCTCATTCCGACTTCGTACAGTCTTACGTGTCAAATGTCACAGTATCATCAACTCCATTTACTGGCACCGTGACTTCTGGCAATAATCAGATTATACACTATGATGTAAACACGGCCGTATCAATCGGTCAAGTGTTGGTTGCAGCCGATGGATCTATTCCAGCAAATACAACAGCAGTGTCTATAAGTAATACGCCTGGTTCATTCTCTGCAACTATCAGTACATCACAGTCCTCTGTCTTAACGATGTCGCCTATAGATAGTAATGTTGTGATTGGTTTGGCATTGACATCAACTGATCCCGCATTTGCTAATGGTTGTACAGTTACGAATGTATATAACAATCTAGTTACTGTTTCTGCTCCTTATTTAGGAACAACACCAAACACGATTACTTTAAACTATATTGTAAATGCTATTATTATGTCTAATAATGCTACATCATCAAATACAAGTGCAAGTATTACATTCAATCAAATACCAATTCCCGTAGCAGGAACATAATATGGCACAGTCATCGTTTAACCAAGACAAGTTCACACCGACTACCAAGCAATCACTTCTCTTTAGTGACATGTTTGATAGCTTTCTAGTGCATCCAGAGTTGCACGATCTTGTGTTAAGAAAAAACGAAGACTCTGTAAAACAATCTGTAATGAACATCATCTTGACTAACAAATACGAAAGACCGTTCAATCAAAACTTTGGTTCGAACATTCAGAACTTTCTATTTGAGCCAATGACATCATTTACACAGAATAACATTGAAACAGAAATCATGAATGCTATTAACAACTTCGAACCTAGAGCGCAACAAGTCAGTGTCGATGTTACACCAGATGAAGAGAACAATGCGTATAACATTAGCGTCTCATTTTACATGATAAATAGTTCAGCACCCGTTTATCTTTCGACCATATTATACAGAGTACGCTAATGGCAAATACCAATATCACGTTGACATCTCTGGACTTTGCTGACTACAAGAATAGTCTCAAAACTTTTCTACAGTCTCAGTCTCAGTTCCAAGATTATAACTTTGATGGTTCAAATCTCAGCGTAATCTTAGACCTATTGTCATACAACACATATATGAATGCGTTCTATATGAACATGGTCGCATCTGAAATGTTTCTGGACACAGCACAGCAACGCGACTCGGTCGTTCTTCGTGCAAAAGAACTCAACTACGTACCACGTTCTTTCAGATCATCATATGCTCTGGTTGATCTAGTTGTTGCAAATGTTGATCCATCTATTGTTTTGCTAACGATTCCATCAGGCACATCGTTTACTGGCAGAGCAGGCACAAACAACTACACATTCTCGACTAATCAAACAATCGTAGTGCAAGCCAATACAGATGGTAACTTCTATGCATCAAACGTTGCGATCTATGAAGGCACTTCGGTAACAGATACATTTACTGTACAGCCTGCATCCAACACAGATGTTCAACAGTTCACACTATCAAACCCAACTATTGATACCACATCACTATCTGTTGTGAGTATTGAGAATGGTGGTGCTAATGTTATTCCATATATACTTTCAACGACATTGCTTGATTTGACATCGAACTCAAATGTTTACTTTCTACAAGGTGCAGACAATAGCCAATATCAAATCATCTTTGGTGATAACGTTGTTGGTCGTAGGCCAGCAGATCAAGCGATTGTTGCTGCTACGTATCTTATCACTAATGGTCAGCTACCAAATGGTATTGCGACATTCACACCAAACGGCACACTAGGCAGTTCATCGAATATCACGGTGAACACAGTATCGCCAGCACAAGGCGGTGACATTGGCGAAGACATCAACTCGATTCGTTTCAATGCTCCACGCTACTTTGCAACACAAGAGCGCGCAGTTACGACATCTGATTATGAAACTCTTCTCACTGTAACTTATCCAGAGATCCAAGCAATATCAGTATATGGTGGAGAGACAACATCACCACCACAATACGGCAAAGTGTTCATCTCATTGAAGCTATATAACTTTGATAATATTCCACAAGATAAAGTTACAGAATATTCACAGTTCCTTGCAACTCGTGCGCCATTGACTATTGTTCCTGTGTTCGTTGAACCAGACTACACGTATGCTTCTGTTGCTACCACTGTCAAGTACAATATCAATCAGACAACACTACAGCCAGCAGATATCTCTACATTCGTTACATCTGCTATTCAGACTTACAATCTACAGTACCTTGACAACTTTGCATCAACTCTACTATATTCGCGTCTGGTAGAAGCAATCGATTCTGCACATCCAAGCATCATTTCAAATCAGACAGAATATTCTGTTATGAAGAAACTATTGCCAACATCTGCAACACAGAACTATACATTAACGTATAACATGCCATTCAACACTGAAGGTCAATCAGGAACTACTGTAACCAGCACTCAGTATATTGTTGATGGTGTTTATTATACCATTGAAGACACAGGCGCTTCATTTAATACCATTACACAAACATACACAGGCAATCTGATCGTATCTGGTCAGCCATCGAATGTTGTTGGTACTGTTGACTTCACTAACGGTGTCATTACACTAACCAACTTCTTTGTTGACTCATATGTAGGTGATGCTATTCGTTTCTATTGTCAGTTGCCAGAAAATGTCAAAGATGTTTCAACATCACAGAATGTTATCTTTGAGATTCCAAATGACGAAATCATTGTCAACGTCCAAATCGTAAGGCAGTAAGTTGAGCCAAGTCGAACAAACTATATCGAATCTGATTCCATCACAGTTCCCTTCATTCTATAATGAACAGGGACCTAATCTGATTGCATTTATAACCGCGTATTATGAATGGATGGAACAGTCATATGATGTGATACAACTAACTGTTATTGATTCGACTAGTGAGTTTGCTAATAACGAAGTTGTATACCAATCAGACTCAACAGGTAATATCATATCATCTGGCACAGTTGTGAGTATATCAGGTTCCACTATCACTGTCAAGAACATTTCTGGTACTTTTTTATCTAATACACAAATATATGGTGCAGCGTCAGGTGCTGTTGGTTCTGTAGCTGTCGCTGGTGCGCCTGTGCTGCTTGGTAATCCTATCTATATGGCTAGACAGCTAATGTCTTATGCTGACGTGGATACCACTCTGGATGACTTCCTGGTGTATTTTACCGATACGTATCTGAAGGGCATCCAGTATACATCACTAGCAGACAAAAGACTTACCGTAAAGAAAGTCCTTGATCTATACAGAGCAAAGGGTAACATTCGCGGGCTAAAGCTTTTGTTCAATCTGGTGTTTGGTGAAGATATCACTGTTTATCTACCAGGAGAAGATATTTTCACAACATCTTCTGGCACATGGATTGTTCCACAGTATCTAGAAGTCACTGCATCACCACGTAACGCAAGCTTTGTCGGCAAGACTGTAACTGGTGTTTCGTCTGGTGCAACTGCATTCGTTGATCATATTGTCAAGCGCAAGATCGGCGCACAGCTAATCAATCTATTTTATATCACAAATGTTTCTGAAAAGAACTTTCAGACTGGTGAACTACTCAGCTATGATAACGATCTAACCAACGTTCCTTTTGTCCTTGGTTCACTCAGCGAACTTATCGTGCAAGAAGGCGGATATGGTTTCAATGTTGGTGATATTGTTCCACTTAATGGCCAGTTCGGGGCACAGGGCACAGGTCGTGTTACTGGTATTTCAGACGTAACTGGTATCGTTAGTTTCATAAGAAATGATGGTGGCTGGGGATATGCAAATAATGCAAATGTTTTAATATCAAACACTGTCATTGGTCTTTCGAACGTTCACACAACATTACCTACAAGTCGTGCGCCATTTGAAAAGTTCTCTAAAGTAACTTTTGTTAATCCATCAAATCTATCTGCAAATCTATATGCAAACTCTTTTGCTTATGGTGCAAATGCTGCTGTTGCTGTTTATGGTGTTACTGGATCATTTACAGCAGGCGAGACAGTTACTACATCAGATGGCATTACAGCGAATGTAATAACATATTCATCAAATACTCTTGTTGTTACTGGATTATCAAATAGCTATTTTGGTACTGGTGTTACAGTAACAGGTCAAACATCTGGTGCCACTGCTACAGTAAACAACTTCACCACAGAGATTGGTGTTATTGGATTGACTGGCGCGCTCACAAACGCATACACATATGTTGTAGCGAACTATCCACGATACTTGACAGTTACAAGCAACACTGCCGCATTTGTTCCTGGTGAACTAATCTATCAGAGTAATGGTAGCGCGAACGTTGCCACAGGTATTCTATTAGCAGCAAACTCCTCGCAGTTGACATTGAACGTATCAAACGGTGCGTTCGTCACTACGTATCAAGTAAAAGGCAATGTGTCTAGCGCAAATGCTGTTATTTCTGCTGTCTCTGCTGCACAGAACGTTTCGGCCAATATCATCAGCATTTCAACTGGCACTTATGCGAATATGGTGTTGGGAGTAATCAACTCATCTGAAACGATCTTTGATTACACCAATATGATTGGTGGATATAATAGTAACGGTCAGCTATATCTTTCATTATCATTAAATGCTATTAGTTATGGATTCCCTAAGTTTCCATCGGCAAACTTGACTGTTGGTTATTTAAATGATATTCTATCGTTCAGCGTTCTACAAGTTGGCGAGATTGAATCTATTTTACAGACAAATCCTGGTGAAAACTATAATCATTCACCATATGTCGAAATCTATCAGCCATACGTGGCGGCACTTAACAAACAAGATTATGTAATCACTATTGCAAACTCTAGCGGTTCTTTCCTCTTAAATGAAGAAGTCACGCAGAATGTTGCAACAAATAATGCCATAACTGTAAATCTCACCACAAAGCCTTCATTTACTGCTGGTGAGTCTGTATATCAAGTAAACAGTACACCTGCTGGCACATATCTTGCAAATAGCGTTAGTTCTATTCTGTTGGCCAATACAGGTGCACCAAACTTTACTTCTACCTTTGCTGCGAATAACTATATTCTAATCGGCGGTAAAGACTTACGATTTGTCACTAGTGTTATCAACTCAACGGCATTACAACTAGCATCAGCACCAAGCACCGAGAATGTCGCATCTTCTGTGTCTATTCTATCTTCTATTGGTGTGGTATCGAATATTCCACAAGCGAATGTTCTTTATGTCTCTAGCCCTATTAATACCGCCAACGTTTCGAATACAACAACATTTGTGGCTTCACAGAATGTTTTCGGATTAACGTCACTCGCAACATCGAATGTAAGTTCAGTCGGTCTCACATCATATGGCACAGCGATTGGTAAAGTTCTATCTGTAAATAATAATGTGATGAGTGTTCGTCGTTGGTCTGTCAATCAAGATTTTAGTGTAACTGGAAACAATATTGTTGGTTTACAGAGTGGTACTTCCGCAAATGTTGTTTATGTCGCCGCAAACACAATATCAAGCTATGCAGGCGATAATGCAAATGTAACGGCAAACGTTGTTACAGAAACAGGTACTGTCACATCACTTGCCGTTCAAACATCTGGTATTGGTTATGTCAATGCTGAAACTGTTACATTCTCATCGAATGATGGAACAAGAACTGGTACAGCTATTGTCAATCTAGGCAAACAAGGTGTTGGCGCTGGGTTCTACTCATCGACAAAGGGCTTTTTGTCTTCTGATAAG